CTACGTCCACGACTACTAGAGTTGTTAGACTTGAAAGAGAAGGATTTAACGTAAGCACCAGACCAGATTGGAGATATGTTTATAGCATGGTTAGCCATCTCAGTAAAGTAGTCTTCTAGTTCATCACTTACAATATCTTTGGTTTGATCTTGCATGTTCTGGATAGCTTTTAAACCTTTAACTGTTACCTGTGCCATACTACTCCCTTACTTGACAGATGTAGCAAACTACACTATCTCCGCTGTATATTGTCTGAGTAGAAACTACCCTTACAGTGTCTCCTACGCCCACCAAGAGGTCACTCTCATCAGGAGCAGGGATAGCTACACCAGAGGTATCAAGGGATGACAGAAGGGCTTTCCTGTCTCCCCTAACAACAGTATCCAGAGAAAGCTCTGTCAAGGTAAATTCAGCCATGTAAGACTTAACGGAATAGTCTGTGGTTGTGTTACCTGCTGTACCTGTACTTGGATCATAAGCACCTGTGACAACCTTCCTAAGAGTTACGGATTGACCAAACTCATTCACTAGGGTATACATATCCTTACTGAGCATGTCTACCTCTTAGCTATAGCTATCAGAATCAGGGGGGTTAAGGAACCTATCTCTACGGAACGCTGGCTCTACTCTGTCAGTGTTATCTCTAACTACACCAACCCTAGTCTTACTTATACCACCTGCAAGTATACCTAACTGAGCGCCAAACTTCTTAGCTTGGTAGTCTAGTTTATCAGACAGAGACCTGTAGTGCTTATATAGGTCACTGTACTGAGCCTTTAGTTGACCATCAAGTTCAATGGTAACCTTAGAGGCATACTTAGAAGCTAGAGTACGAGCTACGTAGGAAGCAGCAGCGTTTACATCATCATTAGTCTGATCCAGAGAGAAAACTATCTCTTCATCCTGAACCTTCTGGTCATTAGTATCTGTGTCACCTACCAGAAATCTTACTGTGTTTAGGCGACCTGAAGCGGTGGTCGTATTTAAGTCTGTAGGGTCATAGGACCAACTCATATCAGGTCTCCTTGTTATTTACTCTCCGAGAATGTCATCTCGAAACTTATAGAAATCCTCAGTAATCCAAGGGTTCTTACGTAGGAATGAGCGGAGCAATCCACGTTGTTTATCATCAATCTTAGACTGACGACATCGCTTGTTCTTAAGTTCTTCAGCAGTGGTGGTACGTTTCTTAACCTCACCATTCAGAAGACCTACAAGAGTATAAAGCTGCTCTGTATTCATCTCACTAAGGCGGTCACCAACCTTATTATCTTTCTCTAAATCTTTATTGTGGTAGAGATAACCACAGGCGTACATAGTATAAACCTTATAAGGATCAACTCGTCGCTCTTGCCAGTTAAAATGCTCACCTCTTGTCCAAGAAGTATCTGCCGCTTGAAAAGGGTTCTTAACGAATACAGGCCAATCAACCTGAAAACCTAACCATGTAGGGTGCATATCATATTCCTATTTAGATGTTGTTACGGTATTTTATAATTGGGTTAGACCCCAAGACTAATCTCAGGGTCTACCGTTAGTAAGTAACTATTAAGCTACAACGCTGTCGAAGAAGTAACCAAGGTCAGAACCGATAACTTTCATGTCATCTGCGCACTTAACTTGGATCATCTCAGCAACCTGCTGACGCTTAAGAGCATCGTCTGAGAAGGACTCAACCGTGATGCCAAGGCCACCAACATTAGGGATAGCATCCCATGTGAAGATAGCACCCGAAGCTGGCGTCTTAAGACCCATTGAAGAAGGCTTATATGCCAACATAGCATGCTTGCCACCAATGAAGTCGATGTTATCAGCAACACCTTCAGCAGAGTCGTTATAGACAGCTTCCATAACCAAGAATGCTTCAACTTCGAAGATTTCAGCTAATTTAGCATCTGTGATAAGAGCAGTGTTAGCAACAGTAGCTCCACCATTCAAACGAGCAAGGATGTCTGGGTGGTTAACCAAGATGTCACGAACTGCTTTACCAACAACCATACAGTTTGGCTTATAGCCACCAGACTTAAGCTGCATTGCACGACGAGCATTCGTCACGTCAACGATTGGCGTAGAGTTCGTGTAGTCAGACCACAAGTTAGAAGGAGTAGTCTCTGATCCCCAAACGCCAGCCTTGAAGAATGTGTCAGCCCAACGGACTTCACGATCAATAAGGATTTTTTCGATCAGGACGTTAGCGCCTTGTGAACGAGTTTCCAGCATAGTGTCTTCGTTAGCAAGCTCTTGCTCTTCAAAGTCCATACCCAAACCGCGAACATCAGCGAAGTAGTTGTCTGTCGAGAGGGACATACCAACGCGGTTAACTTCAGTACGTGGTGCAAGCAACTTAACGTCACCATGACGAAGACCTTCACGGTCATACTTGTAGAACTTGTTAGATTGTTTATCAACGGAGATAGTACCAAACACTTTATCCGCTACGAAATTAGAAGTTTCCTGAGCATAAGCAATGGTCAGGTTAGTCAGAGGTACATCAATGTGTACCTGAGATGGTGTCAACATAGGCATAATATTATTTTCCTTTTAATCGGGTTTACGCCGAAGCGTTGCCGCCTTGGATAAGTTCGATTTCGATAACCTGTGATGCAACACCAGCTTCACGGGCATAACCCATGATAACATCACCAGTTGTTGCGTCTACGGCACGACCAGTTGCATCTGCTGCAACAGCACCACCAGCAGTAACCGTACCACCAGCTTCTACCATAACAGAACCAGACATCACTACGGTAACAGCGCGAGTGGCTTCACCTTCAACCAGAAGAACGCCTAAGCAGTTCTCACCAGCAGAGTCAGCCAAATCAACTTGACCGTCAGATTCCAGAGTAACGAATTTGAATTGAGCAGAGGAAAGGTCTTCACCTGCAACAAAAGTACGGGTATCCCGCGATTGCATAGTAGCCATGAGTTATTCTCCTTTATAGGCTTTAGCGATAAGGGACTTGCCTTCTTGGGTCTTAGCGACTGCCGCATAAGCCTTGGCGTAATCCTTTTTGGTAAGTCCATGCTCTTCCATGTGAGACTTAACCATGTGTTCAACTTTATCAGATGCAGAGGAGAACTCTCCGTCAACATCAGCTTTACCAAACTCTTCCATTTTATCTGCAAACGCTTTGTCAGCAGCAGCAAGAGCTTCCATCAACATTTCCGCGTCATCCATTTTAGATACAGCAGAAAGTAAACCTTTAGCAGCTTCAACAGAGAAATGCGGAAGGTTCTCTTCAGCTTTCTTAGTCAGAGCCATATCAGCTTTCTCAATCTCAGCAGCTTCCAGAGCCTTAAGGATAGGTGCTGGAATATCAGCCTTGTTGATCTGTTCACCTTCGTACTCGACAAACTCTTCAGGAGCTTTCTTTTCGATGGTTTCAGCCTTAATAACGTAGCCTTCTTCGATCAGACCTTTGCGTAGACGCTCGTTTTCTGCCTTCAGAGTATCAACCTCATCAGATAGTTTTGCGGTAGGGTCAGCCTCTTCAGCCTTCTCTTCACCGTAACCAAGTGCCTTCATAGCCTCATCTTTGCCACAGCCTTTTTCCTTCATGTAGGCTTTGACTTTGTTTTCTTGTTCATCAGTCATCTTGTCGATGTCCTCTAGTTGGGTATCGTCTCGTTTGAAAAGAGTAACCATCGCTTCTGCGTTGGCTGGACGATCAACCAAAGATAGCTCCTCTAGTTGAAGTTCAAGCAACTCAGTCGCCATCATACTCTCCTTTTACCGCACGACCCCCAATACTGAAGGCGGCGAGTTCTCCACTTTTAACTTTAGCCCAGACCTCATCATCATAGACCTTAAAAGCGACCAGCCAACCCTCACGGTCAGCCTCTAGCCCGACAGACTTGTTTATCTCGTTAGTGCAGGGCCATGAATGAACCACAATACCAACCTGATCCCCATCGTGCATCTGTTTACCTACACGCACATGCTCCATGAAGTTATTCACGGCTTTTACTAGCGTGTCAGGTTTAATTACATCCCCTTGACGATCTACTACTGGTTCGCCTTTCTCTGTGATGACTGAGGCCCATCCGTAGACTAACCTCTGCTCTTCATCAGATTTAAGGATTTGACCTTCCATAGATTTTGTCATCTGTCCTACAGAAGTTCCTTTCTCCCACAT